ATGAGAGACGTCGTTTTGCTCAAGTTAGTCATGAATATTTAATTGAACAAGTCCAAAAGATTGAAAAGACAAGTGGAACAGTTCAAAGTGCATCAGGTACAACTTTATCTACTAAATTAAATTTTAATCATCCTGTTAAAGAATTAGTATGGACTTACCCTGGTATTTTCTTTGATGATATTAAATTAACATTAAATGGACATGATCGTTTTGCAGAGCAAAAAGAGGAATATTTTACTTTAAGACAACCTTATCAATACCATACATCTGTACCAGGTCACAATTTATATTCTTCAGTAGATACAGTAGAGACACTCACAGCAGATACTATGGAGACTGATAGTTCTGCCCTGACTCACGCATCTTCTAAAGTATTTATTGGTACAGGGTCTGGGGGTGTTACTGGACCGCCACATGAGGGACATGTTATATTCAGTAGTGCCGGTACAGGTGGGTTCTTAATTAATAGTGATTTTCAGAAAATAAAAATAGGAGATAGATTGGAAGTTATTAATAATACTACTTCTAGTCGGGGTCTTATGCTTGAAGTTGTAGGCGTGCCATCTACCATTACAGTTTCCCAAAACGCAGCAGGTGTGGGTGGTGGAGAAGGTAATCTGTTCAATAAAGTTGGTGTTAATGTCTTACATTACAATGCAATTTATACAACATCAGAACTAACATCTGCTAAATTACCAGAAGAAAGTGCTAATTTAACTATTAAATTACACCATCATAAAGGTAATACACATGGTGTTTCTAATAGTACAAATTATGGAAAAACAATTGGTGTTTATTCATTCGCATTAAAACCTGAAGAACATCAACCATCTGGGACTTGTAATTTCTCAAGAATTGACACCGCAAAATTAGAAGGTAAATATAATCCTTTAACTTCAGGGAATTCTGATATAGTAACTATCTATGCTGTTAATTACAATGTCTTAAGAATTATGTCAGGTATGGGTGGTCTCGCTTACTCGAACTAAACAGTTTTTAAGTATTTAAAATAATTTTCTAAAGTATTTTTTTTTTCAAAAATAAATCAAAAATTTATTTTATTTTAAGTTTTTTCTCAAAATTTTTTTCTAAGTATAAAGTATAAAAAACAAAATGGGAGGAGGATTGATGCAACTTGTCGCATATGGTGCTCAGGATATTTACCTTACCGGTAACCCGCAAATTACTTTCTTTAAAGTTGTCTACCGCAGACACACTAACTTCTCGATGGAAGCTATTCAGCAGACCTTTAATGGGACCGTGTCCAGCAATGGTCGTGTAACAACTACTATTTCCCGCAATGGTGATTTAGTTGGAAGAATGTATTTGGAACATACATTAGATGCCACAGCAGCTACCGTCAATGAATCAGCAAGTGATATTAATAATATTGTACTTGAGATCGGTGGACAACAAATTGACAAACATTATGGTCACTGGTTAGAAGCCTGGGCAGAATTAACTGAGAATAAAACTGGTAGAGTTATGGGAACTAATTTCCAAGTTATGAGTGGAATGGGTATGGCTGTTATTAATAGTTTCGATGAAGGTGCCACTGCCCAAGCGAATGACACAGCTGAAACACAAGTCTTTTTCCAAAATCCTAATATGGATGGACGTGTTGTAAATACACCTCTTCAATTTTGGTTTAACCGTAACCCTGGTCTAGCATTACCGCTTATTGCTCTTCAATATCACGAAGTCAAAGTTATTATTGAATTTAATACAATACAACGCGCATCACCTGATTATCAATTATGGGCTGATTACATTTACCTTGACACTGATGAAAGGCGTCGTTTTGCTCAAGTATCTCATGAATACTTAATTGAACAGGTTCAGTATTCCTCATTCACACGGGATAGTACTTTTGAACTTAATTTTAATCACCCTGTTAAAGAATTAGTTATGGCAGGAAATTGGACAAGCGGCCAATTTGCTCGTTTTGCCCCCGTCGACACGACAACGCGATTAGTACTTAATGGACATGATCGTTTTGCGGCAAGAACTACACAATACTTTACTAGAACGCAAGTATGGCAACATCATAGTGCTGAAGGAGGGTTTGTAGAAGATTCTATCGGTGTATACTCATTTGCTCTCAAACCGGAAGAACATCAACCATCAGGAACTTGCAACTTCTCTCGCATTGATAATGCCCAATTAAAATTGAGCGGAAACTCCACTGGTGCCGTCAATATATACGCCGTCAACTACAACGTCCTTAGAATCATGTCGGGTATGGGTGGTCTCGCATACTCCAACTAAGGTTGATATATATTTTTTAATAATTTTCTTATTTAATTTAACAATTTTCTAATCTTAAGTTTTAAAAATTTTTTTAAAAATTTTTTTAAAAAAAAATAATAATAAAAAAAAAATAATTTATTGATTTTCAGACATCCAAATATCAAGATATTTTAAAGCATTTAATTTATCATTTCCATTAATTGGTGCTTTACCTATCCATACTTTAACATCATCTACATTTCCGTAATGTTCATATAATAAAGGTAATGTTTCTGTAAATGTTTTACCTTGATGAATACCACATTCAACAATAATTTCATCTCCTAAACAAGGTTCAGGTTCTTCTTCAACAACTGGTTCAGGTTCTTCTTCAACAACTGGTTCGGACACCTCCGGAAGTGGTTCGGGTTCGGGTTCGGGTTCGGGTTCAGGAACTTCTTCTGGTTCTTCAACAGCAGGTTCTTCTGGAACTTCTTCTGGAACTTCTTCTGATTCTTCAACAACAGGTTGTTCTTCTGGTTCTTCTGGTTCTTCTTCCTCAGGAGCAGATACTAATGGTTGTTCATCAACCTCTTCATTAACTTCAGTTAAATCCATTGTAATATTTCCTTCTGACATTTTTTTATATTATATTATAAAAAATTTTTAAGTATTTAAAATATTATTAATTAATTTTAAATATTAAAAAAAATAATTAAAAAAAATAATTAAAAAAAAATAATTAAAAAAAAAATGAGTAAAGGATTTACAAATTTAGGAAATACATGTTATATGAATTCTGCATTACAATGTTTATGTCATTTACCACAACTTCATCCTGAAAATGAAGATTTTAGAACAGATTGTGCTAAAGGTAAAAGTATTTCAAAAGATTATTCTGTTATGGATCAATGGTATAAATTACAAAAAAATAAATGGTGCGATGAAGATTGTGATGTTGTAAATACAATGGAAATTCTTAAAGCATTTGTAAAAAAATGTCGCCGAGATGATATTTATTTTGAATCTTTTCAACAAAATGATTCTGCCGATTTTATAAGAGTATTTATGGATATGCTTCACGATTCAATAAAAAGAAAAGTAAAAGTTACAATTAATGGTGAACCAAAAAATCGTTATGATCAACTTAAAGTTGAAGGAATAAAATCTTGGGCAAAGTTTTTTGAAGATAGTTATTCACATATTATTAAAAATTTTTATTCTGAAATGTTGACATTTACATCCTGTCCTGAATGTGATTATATTACAACAAATCATGAACCTTGTATGGTTATAATATTAGATCTTGATAATAGTTATAAAACATTTTATGATTGTTTAAATGAATATGTGAAAAAATATACTTTCGATGTAAATAATGAATGGAAATGTGATAAATGTGAACAAAAAGTATGTCCTCAGAAAAAAACAACTTTTTGGGATCTTTCACCTGTATTGATTTTTCAAATAAAACAATATACTTTAAAAGGAAAAATAAATAATCATATTGATTTTCCAGAAACTTTAGATATGAATGATTATTGTGTGAATATTAAAAAAAAAGATACAAAATATAATTTATCAGGTGTATCAATACATTCAGGTGGATTACATGGTGGTCATTATTATGCACGATGTAAAAATTTAAAAAATAATAAATGGTATTTATTGAATGATTCAAGTGTTCAAGAATGTAGTTTATCTGATGTTTTAAATGAATCGCCTTATTGTTTTTTTTATGTTAGAAAATAGTAATAAATTTAACTCATATCACGACGTTCTAGTTGCCAATGATCACCTTTACTAACCCAAAGTTGACCATCTTTACCTTTCATTACAATACCTTCTGGTTCACAATGAGCACATATTCCTAAACCATCTGGTGAATCAAGATTCTTTTTTTTAGGACATTTACAATCTGATTTTTTTATTTTAATTCTTTTTTGTGTTCTTTTTTCAACTCGTTTTTGTGTTCTTTTATTTACTCTTTTTCTTGTATTTCTTTTATTTCTTTTATTATTATTATTATTATTAGTTCTTCTATTATTTAGTTTATCGTTTCTTTTATTAGTTCTTCTATTAGTTCTTTTATTATTACTTCGTTTACTATTACTTCGTTTATTATTACTTCGTTTACTATTACTTCGTTTATTACTTCGTTTATTACTCCTTTTTTTTCCACCTAATAAAGATGAAAATGGGACGGCACCAGCAAATTGAACAAAGTTAAAAACCATTATATACTATTACAATATTTTTTTAATAATTATCATCTATCAATAAATCATTTTCTTTAACTTTAATTTCTTTTTCTGATAAATAAGTGTTTTTTTCTAAAAATTCCATTAATTGATCTGAATTTACATTTGGTTTTTTAAATAAAGTTGAACCATGATTTTTTGATATTTCTTTAAACTTTAAGAATAAATCAACAACTTCTTCAGAATATTTTAAATTAAATAAACTGTCCATTTTTAAGAATATTGATTATAAATGAAATTATAAAAATCTTTTTTAAACGTTTCAAAATCTTCTTCTAAATAAATATCATCATTTTTCTTTAAGAATGATAATAATTCTTGAAATAAATTTTCTATTAAATCTTTATTTAAATCATCTGAATATTTAGAACATTTTTTGTTTAACCATCTTTCCATTATTGATTGAAACTTTAATTAGTTATTTAAGATTTAAATTTTTTAAAATAAACTAAAATATTGTATTATATTATTAGTGAATGTTTAAAAAATTAGATCCACACCAATATTATATAGTCACAGATGGTGATATATATGTTTCAGGGTATGTTATTCCTGGAGAAGTTCGTAAAACTCTCCAGGATCAGGATAGAGTGGGAGAAGATGGATATTTCCTACCCGGGATACTAGATTATAAGAAAGGTGATATATTTCTAACCGATGATATTGTAGAATCTTACACTTACGAGAAGGCACAGATTGATAAAGGACGAAATTTACGAATAGAACAACAAAATGCATTTGAAAAATTTAAAGATAATCGATACGATGCGCATTATTATATAAATCCTAATTTACATGAAGATAAAGTGAAACCTTATGATAAAGACAATGAACGGAAAATTAAATGGGAAGATTATGAAAGAATGAAACAAGAAAAAGAAGAAGCAGCAGCAGCAGCAGCAGCAGAAGAAGAAGAAGAAGAAGAAGAAGAAGAAGCAGATGCAGAATTTGATAAATTAATAGCAGCAGCAGAAGAAGCAGCAGCAGCAGCAGCAGCAGCAAAAAAACGAGAAGAAGAAGCAGCAGCAGCAGCAGCAGCAGCAGCAGCAGAAGAAGCAGCAGCAGCAGAAGCAGAAAGGGTAAAAGCAGCAGAAGAAGCAGAAAGGGTAAAAGCAACAGCAGAAAAGGCAGCAGAATCACAAAAAACACAAAAAACACAAAAAACAAGAGTATCAATATTTGTTTCACATAATAAAAAATTAAATTGTTTATTTAAAGAATTACTCGAAACAAATGAAGAAACAGAAGCAGAAATAGATCCAGAAACAGAAGCAGAATTAAATGCAGAAGAAGAAGCAGAATTAAATGCAGAACTAGCAGAACTAGAAGCAGAAACAGAAGGAGTGGGATTTCAAGATGGTGATGTTGTCGGTGAAGATGATTTAGAAAAAGGACAGGACCCTGATTTTAAACTATTAGAAGAAGAATTAGAAGAAGAATTAGAAGGAGGATTACAAGAATTAGAAATAAAATTAAAAAATTTATCTGGTATGGAATTAGATAAGGAATTAAAAAAATTAGGATTAGAAGGTCCGCCGAAAGATATTGATATTATATTACCAAGTAAAGATTACGGAGGTATATATAAATTAGATTCTAGTGTAGAGGGTAATAAATTATACGATCATAGTGGAGGCAAATATAAATTAATTTTTTTCAGCGGTTTAAATCAATGGGGATTAATTCAATGGGGATTAATGAAAAGTGTAAAACCTATTGGTATTTTTTTAAATCAAACCCCAAATATCTTGGATAATAATAAAATAAGATTATATAATCAAGAAAATACGGAACTTGACATTACTATTAAAGCGGGTCCTGAAACAATCGAAGAAATGAAAGATAAAACAATTAAAAAAGAAGCAGCAGCAGCAGCAGCAGCAGCAGAAGCAGCAGAAGCATTATTAAAAGAAACAAATGAAGAAACAGAAGCAGAAATAGATCCAGAAACAGTACAAGAAAAAGAAAAAGAAGCAAAAACAGAAACTCATTTTATAAATGGTGCGGTTATTAAAATTGAAATAACTAATCATGATTGTAAAATAACCTTATTAAATTCAAAGGCAGAACAAATAAAAGATGAAATAAAGGGAGATAAAGTTGAACATACAAAACATAATCATAAAGTATGGTGTTCAGATAGAGATAATGAAGTTTTATATTTACAAAAAATTGGTGATAAACATAGAATTTATACTAATAAACAAGAAATTATAGAACATAATCAGGAACAGGGGGAAGAAGAGGATTATGTTAAACTAGATTTAAAAATTACACTAAGAAATTTTGAAAATTCTTTAATAAAAGATATCAAAAAAGTAAAATATATAAGAAATATTATTAGTGAACATAAAAAACTAGGTATCGATAAATCTATATTGTATTTCATAAGACATGGTGAAGGTTGGCATAATAGAAAAAATTCTATGGGTATAACAGATGCGAGAACTGATATTGGATTCTATGATATTAAAAAAATGATAGATTCAAATTTAACTAAAAAAGGAATTGCAGATGGTATGTATGCTGCATTGTCAATATACAAAGATTTAAAAGATAATACATCTAAAAAAGAATTTAAATTTTTTACTTCAGATTTACATAGATCACAACAAACAAATGATATTATATATAGATTTTTAAAATATATGTCTTCTGAAAAACACGGAAATTTCATTGAGTTTAATAATGATGATTGTTTATATCAAGTTCCATGTTTACATGAAATAGATAAATCATGTAAATTTAGAAAGGGTTTAGATGCATATAAACTATATGTTCCATCATCAACACCATTAAATAAATATGATCCCATTTATTGGCCTAATTATGAAAAAATAGATGGTAATGGAGGTAATGATATTAAGTATATAGATGAAATAATCGAAGGACAAGAAAATACAAGTGATATTAATTCAAATAATATGTATATTCGTAAAATATGTCTTTGTAATGAAGGTAGAAAAGGTATTGAATATGTTGATGATGTTATTAAATTTTTTAAAGAAGCAATACGTTTATTATATTATAAACCTCAATTTATAGATAAAAGGTTATATTACCCTAGTATAAATAATAAAGAAAGAATAGAAAAAGAAGAAATGGAAGATATTGAAATATATAAACAAGATCAAGAAATGTATGATATTATGAAAACTTTAACAAGATTACAATATTCAGATTACAAAGATGAGCAAAAAAGAAGGAAACTAATTCAACCGATTACAGGGACAGGTGCTGCCATCGGGACCACTGTCTTATCACCGGGAATAATACCTTCAGCATTATTAGGATCTCTCACATATGCTGCATCTAAACCTATTATTAAAGAAAAAAAAGAAAAAAAAGTTAAAAAAAGAAATCAAGAACTAATGGATGAAATAATGAACAGAGATTCATCTTTATCTGGAGGATCTTTAAAGAAAGCAATTTCAGGGGTAGGAACGACTCTTATGGGGACTGCTAGTTTGGTGCCAGTTATACCCACTGTGACCGCTTCTGCTGCTACTGCTGGTCTTATTAAATTAGCAAACAAAACTTCACGTTGTAAATATTTTAATCTAAATGAACATTTGGAATATCTAATGATGATAGGGATTACATGGGAACATTGGTCAGAACCTTTCAGAAAAAAAGATGTTAAAGAAGAAGAAAAAAGAGGATTAGATGATATTGATGATGGTGTAGATGATGAAGAAGGCGATGATAATGAAGAATTAGATGGTGAAGATTTATTAAGACAATTAGCAGAATTAAGAAATGTTGAAGATGATGTTGAAGATGATGAAGATGATGAAGATGATGAAGATGATGTTGATGTTGAAGATGATGAAGAAGAATATGATACATCAATAAAACCAGAAGTGGGAAAATTCGCGGATGGATTAATCCCACTTATTAATACTCAATTAGGTTCTAAAATAAAAGAAATTAAAATAATTAAACAGAATGGAAAGGGTAAAAGTGGTGATATTGTTTTAGAATGTGAAATTAAATATACAGATGATAATGTTGAACGTAAAATTATCAAAATATTTAAAAATCAAACAAAAGGTACTGAAGAAGTTAAGTTTCATTTAAAAAGTTATGAGGATTATGATGAATTAAAACCATTTATCCCTCGTATACATCATTTTGCGTCAAATATTCAATGGGATCCTAAAAATCAACAAGTAATTAAAAGTCCAACATCAGACAATAGTTCTTTATTTGTTTTAATTGATAAAGTTATTTATGAGGGTAGTGAATCAAAAACTTTATCAGAATTTTGTAAAGATTTAAAAAAAATTATTTTAAAAAAAGAAAAAGAACAAATAGAAAAATTTGGTAATGATGAAAAAGAAATAATTGCGAATTTATTTCATCAATTATTTTTGATAATAATATTACTTAATAAAAAAAAATTACAACATTGTGATTTACATCCAGAAAATATTATGGTCGAAAAACACGATGAAGAAAATGTCAAAGAAAAAATTAAATTATTGAAAGCACCATCAGATGATGCGAATGGTGATTTTAATCTTGATAAAATAGAAATATTAGAATATACTTCTGATGAGGTAAATAACTTATTATATGAATATGAATTAAAAAGATTGTATTATGAAGGACATTATTATTGTTTGAAAATAATTGATATGGGTGAAATGAAAGAAATAAAAGAAGATGATAAATATTGTGAAAAATCAAGAAGAGGTGCATCAATGGCAGTTTTAAAATTTTGTCCTGAAAAATTAAAAAATCCAAGATTAGCAAAATTAGTAACAGAAACATTTAACCAAGGAAAAGATAAAGTAAATACTGATTTTTTATTTTTTTTCAATACAGTTAAGATCCTTGATATATGTTATGGAATATTTAATGATTTAGATTTCAAAGAAATTGATGAAAAATTATATATCATTACAACAGATAATGGAGGATGGGATAATAATTTTAAAAGTATATACCGTATTTTCTATGAATATATAGTGAAAAGGTATCCACAAAATAAATTTGTTGAATATTTTCAAAATGAAATGAGAAAATATTATGGTGAAGTAGAAGAATACGTAAAACAAAATATATTAGATGATATAATTACTTTAGGCGAACAAGAGAAGTTTTATAGTGAAATATCTAATCTTCATTTAATAAAAATTCTAGAAAAAAATGGTGATTTATATAAATTATTACCTGATGAAGGAAAAGGAAATTCAGCGAAGGTATTGGACGAGCACCCACCCAAAGATATTTCTAGTTTTGAGGAATATTACTTTGAGGATGTGGAATACCTAAAAGATTCCCATGAAAAGATCCACAACCTCAAAGGTCAGGAAGTAGGTGATTGGGATTCTGCTCAGAAGAAAATAATCTGGAAAGATGATATTTTCCAGGACGAGCACCTGGGTAAGAAAAGAATTATGCAGATGAAGAAAATAATTTTATATTCATCTTTAAATAATTATTATAGTTTTAAAAATGTTTTAGATAACATTAAACATGGAGGAAAATCATCTGATATTATGAATTATATAATTAATTCTATATTTTTCATAAATTTTAAACATGATAAACTAACTAAATTAAAAGAAAATATCGATAAATTAAAATTAATCTATCAACATTTTATAAGTAGGGATTTTAATACAGAAAAAAAAACAGTCGAAAGAGCAAAAGCAGCAGAAGCAGGAGAAGCAGAAAAAGCAGCAGCAGAAGAAGCAAAAGCAGCAGAAGAACGAGTCAATTTTGATTTCTTTCAATCAGTACTTATTTCATTGACAAATTTTTCCAATAATTTTAATGAAGCAATAGATCTTAATTCCACAGGAAGAACAATAACTTTTCAACAATTATATGAAATTTTTAATCCAACTCAAACAGATGAAAGAGTAAGGTGGTCAGGTTTTTACATTTATGATTTTTTTACAAAAATTAGCAAATTAAAAATAGATTTTAAAGAAAAAATAGATAAAAAAAATAAAAAATCATTTGTGGATCAATTTTATGAGGTTTTTAATCAAAATGAAAGTTACCCTAAAGAATCATATGAAAATTTTCCGCAAATTCCCGGTGGTTCTTCCAAAAAACAAAAAAAAATAAAAACTGCAAAAAAAAGAAAAGATAAAAAACAACATATTAGACGTAATAAAAGAACTTTTAAAAAGAATAATAATAGAAGATCTAATGATAATAATAATCGAAGAACTAATAATAATCGAAGGACTAATAATCGAAGAACCAATAATAAAAGAACTTTAAAAAGAAAAAGAAACAATAGAAAGTAAAATAATTTATAATTCTAATTCTTTAATAATAATCCCTTCTAATACTTCAAATGGAATATCTGTACTTAAATAAAGTATTTTACTTTCAGAAGGAAATTTTAATATCCCTGTTTCTGATAAATGTCCCATATTTTTATAATGATCTTTATAATTATCAGGATATAATTCTTTAATTCTTTCTTTTCTTACATTTATTGGTGTTGTTAAACAAATAATTTTCCAATCTTTTAATAAATCTAATTCATTTTGAAATCTTAAATCATCAATTATACAATTTTTTTCATTATTTGTTTTTTTTACAATATATTTTGCCCAAACATCTGGATCAATATCTCTCATTTTATCAGCAATATTGATCAATAATGAACGATCTTTACCTTCCATTTCAAATAAATCATATGCTATATCTTTAACTTTCTGACCAAATGAATAAATTTTATATCTAGAATCATAATCTTTAATTATTTTAGCGACAGTTGATTTACCTGAACACATAGGTCCATATATTGCAATTTTCATTATTATTATTATTATTATTATTATTATTATTAATAATAGTTAAATAATTATTAAATAAAAAAATATTTAAGATCTTGAATCCATTACAAACATAACAATTGCTGCTAAACCAATCACAATAATATTTATTTGAGCACCAACTAATGATGTAATCATAGTTTCATCATCTCCTTTACACCCCCCTTCACGGCATTCATAATATACATATAAATTACTAAATACATTAATAAGAGTAATAGAAATTCCCATATACATTAATATTTTAATCTTATCTTGTGCTTCACCTAATGTAAACCCTACAGAACCTTGTGGACCTTGTGCTTTAGAAACACCGAGTGAACTACCACCGCGTTTTAATCTTCTTCCACCACCGCTGACACCAGATCTAGGTTCTAATAATTTGTATCCTAATGCAACACCCATATAAATATACCATAATGTAGTTATGATTAAATTAGGTATGAAATCTAAAAAACCTTCTCCTTTTTCATCGTCTTCTGCCATAGCATCTCTTATAAAAGAACTAACCAATACAACTAAATATGAAACACCTGCAAATATCCACATATATTTTGCTTTACCCTGCGAATCAATAGTCATACTACCCATTTTTACAGTTTTCATTATGACAAAAATAATAGCAGCAAATATTGCTCCTAACATACCCCATTTTTGGAACCCGACAATAATAGAATCACTATCAAGATCAGACATATATTTATAATATTATAAATATATTTTTATTTATAATTTTTTTATTAATATTAATATAAAAATGCGTAAAACTAATTTAAGGATTAATAATTTTTTTATCTTAGAAGATAAAAAAAAATTTTATTTATCTGATATTGATATGTTAGAAGAATGGCAAGAATTTCCTAAAAAAGATTTAAAACAATATTTAAACAAAGAAGTAACTGAAAAACTTCAAGATTTATTAAAACTTCACAATTGTAAATCAAATGTGAACTTTATAGTTCAAAATGTTGAAAAATCTTTAACAAGTGGTGGTTCTCCTGGACCTGTTAAAGTTATTCGTTTAGATGCTGGTTCTGGATTAAAAGGTGGATGAGGTTTAAATAAAGAAAATGATGATGATAAAAAAGTTCAAGATGGTGGATGAGGTTTAACTAAGGAAAAAGAAAATGATTGTGATAATAAAAAACTTCAAGATGGTGGATGACCTGGTTTAACGAAAGAAAATGAAAATTAATTATCATTTTTTTTTAATAAATTCTAAAAAATTATCATATGACAGATTTATTTTTTAAAAAATTAAAATAATAAATCTTGAAACGGATAATTAAATTTGAAAAAAACATTTAAAAAATAAATAATATTAAAAATCAATAAAAAATAATAAAAAATAATAAAAAATAATAAAAAATAATAAAAAATAAATAAAAAAAATGCATCTTAAAATCAAAGCATTAAATGAATCTTTAAAATATAGGTATGAACATCATTGTTCATATCATTCAGGAGATAGCGGTTTTGATTTATTCACACCTACAGATGTAGTTGTTCCTGCCGGTGCCATATCATTTAAAATAGATTTGGAAATTCAATGTGAAGCATTTACAGATAAAAACAAAACTAATAATGTATCTTACTACCTTTACCCTAGATCTTCAATGGGTTCTAAAACACCTTTAAGATTATCAAATTCTGTAGGCATCATTGATGCTGGTTATAGAGGTAATATTATGGCGATTGTTGATAATATTAGTCAAGAAGATTTTAAAATCGAAGGAGGATCTAGAATGTTTCAATTGTGTTCACCAATTTTATCACCAGTATCTTTTCAATTATCAGATGAATTATCAGAAACTACAAGAGGGTCGGGGGGATTTGGAAGTACTGGATTTTAGTAAATATTATGAACATTCTATTCCTAAATATTTTAAAGAATTAGTTTGAACACCAAATAATGCATGTATTAATATTCCTAGTGTGAAAACAACAATTGTAGTTAAAACTAATGGTATTTTTGTAAAATGTGATATAATTAAACAACCGATTATTGTTATAAAATAATCTAATAATGCTGTATCTTCTGTAAATCTATATTTATGGATACCTTTTTTTTCAACTCCAAATAAATTTTTTAACTCTTTAAACGGACATTCTATTTTCATTTTTTTATAATATATATTATATAATGGTAAAAAAAAATTCTAGAAAAAGACCTAGGACGAAAAGACCTAGGACGAAAAGACCTAGGACGAAAAGAAAAATACGTAAAAATTTAAAAAATGGTGGTATGGGGTCTGCTGATAGATCTTCCTCATCACTAACAAGCAGTTGGGTTGATGTTGCAGAAGAATGTTATCCTATTCAAGATACTATAAATATTTTAGCACAAAAAGAAAGTGATGATCCAAATGATCTTTTTCAATCGGCATGTGAATATTTTGAACCAGAACCTCAAATAGCAAGTCCTGAATGTGAATTATTAGTAACTGATGAACAAGCAAGAGATATAGAAAAGGATGAATTATTAGATAATTTATCTAGAAAAGGTTATGAAGAAGCATTGGTTGTTAAAAAAAGGAATAATGATAGTGAATATTCAACTATTATGACTAATTATGGTACAAAAATATTAGAAAAAGCATCTTCTTTTGTATCGGGTGCTATATCACATATTGCAAGTAAATTTGGTATATCAATGGATGATATGGTAAATTTTTCAAAAGCAATTAAAATGCAAACATTATATATATATATTGATAATTATACAAGAGGATCTGTTACAGGTATGATGAGGGGAACAGAAGCCAAAGCACGTATGTTTGCATCAACAATATTTGAAATATCTCAAAGATTTACTTCACATGAAAATTCTGAAAGAATTAAAAAAGCACGTGTTGGTTTAAATTTCATGGAATATATAAATGATTGGAGAGCAGATATAAGAAATTGGGGATATATCCAAAACTATTTTTTACAAGCAATAGGTGAAGTTATTGCGAATGGTATGGAAGCAACACCTCAAGCAATTAGGAATTGGAATTCATTATGTTCACTACTAAAAGATTGTGAAATTTCTCAAGAAGGAATTGGTGGTCTTGCTCCAAATCAAAGAGTATTAGATGCCGCCGCAGGTACAATTGGTCAAGCAGCAAATTTATTAGGTTTAGGAAATCAAGAATTACCTTCTTTAGAACAATAATTATTATATTTTTAATATTTTTTTAATATATATATATATATATTATAATGGTTAGAAAATATACAATTAATGGTGGTAAAAAACGTGGACGTCCTAAAAAGAAAAAAGGTAATGATAAGAAAGATAAAAAAACTTATTCAAAACCTAAAAATAAACAAACAAAAAAGAAATCTAGAACAAAATGTAAACCATGTGAGAAAAAAATGTCGCAAAAAATAGATGATATTATTGACATGATTGAATCTATTAAAAGAAAAAATAATGATGAAGATATTGAAGATTTATTATTAAATTCAATTGATGACTTACATAAAGTTTATAGATTATTCAAAAAAATTGAAGATCCTAAAAAAGAATTATTTGATGATGAACCATTAGACTTTTCAGATGATGATATAAAAGATGAAAGCGATGAAGACGATTATGATGCATTTAAAGAACAGTTTAAATCACCATCAGTTGAAGAACCTGAACCATCAGTTGAAGAACCTGAACCATCAGTTGAAGAACCTGAACCATCCGAAGAACCTGAACCATCAGTTGAAGAACCTGAACCATCCGAAGAACCTGAACCACTAGAACCTGAACAATCAGAAGATAATTCATCTATTACATTGGATGATGCAGAACAAAAAATGAATGAAAAACCTGTTGATGAAGATTTACAAGACGATGATTTACAAGGAGATGATTTACAAGGAGATGATTTACAAGAAGATGATTTACAAGATGATGATTTACAAGACGATGATTTATCAGATCTTTCTGATGTATCTGGTGATGATTTACAAGATGATGAAAAAGAAGAAATTCAAGAATCTCCAAATATAATTCGAGGTGGGAAAATGAAACTTCAAAATATCTTAAATGAATTAAATAAAAAAAATTAAAAAATTAAATAAAAAATAATCTTATTTATTAATATGGATAAAACAATTATATATTTAATATTAGGAATATTAAGTATTTATTTTATATTTTTTTATGAAAATGATGAATTAAATATTAATAATTATGATAAAGACAAAATATATGAATTTAAAAATTTTTTATCTGATGAAGAATGTTCATATATTATAAATAAATCAAGACAATTGGTAAAAAAAAGTAAAGTTATTGGTGAAAAGGGGAAAAATGTAGATGATCCGAACTTTAGAACAAGTTCAAATACATTTTTAAAAGATGAAGATGATGAAATTATTAAAAAAATATCAGAAAGAATTGAAAAAAAAATATCAATCGATAAAGATCATTTTGAAGATCTTCAAGTTGTTCATTATCAGGGTGGTGAACAATATAAACCTCATTGGGATGCATGTGTAGGTGAAGGTAGATGCGATACTTTTTTGAAAAAAGGCGGAGATAGATATGCTACGTTTATTTTATATTTAAATGATGATTTTGATGCAGGAGAAACAGAATTTCCTAAATTAAATAAAAAAGTTAAACCCGAACGAGGAAAAGCAGTTTTATTTTTTAACTTAAATGATGATAATAAAACATATAAAGAAAATTCATTACATGCTGGATTACCACCTGAAAATGGTGAAAAATGGATGTGTAATAAATGGATAAGAGTTGGTAAATTTAAATAAATTAATATGTTTTTTTAAATAATAATGAATGAATTTTACAAAATAACAGATACAAGAGATTTATCTAGTTTTAAACAAAAAACTTTTTCAGGATATAAAAAAAATGATGTTATAAATGCTGTATTAAAATCAATTGAAACGAAAAAAGTAGAAAATGCATGTAATTGGTGTTGTGAATGTATAGTTTCCGGATATACTATATTATTATGGGAAAAATTAATAAATTTTTCTTCAAAAATGATCCATATAAATAGTCCTAATATACCGTTTTATCTATTAAAGAAAAATAAAATTTTATTTAATCAAATTGAAAGATTAGGAAGATCAAAAGAAAATGTTTTATTATTAAGAAATTCTCAAATGGTTCGAAATTTATTATTTGATGTAGTTTCTACATTAACTATCGCTCCTAAAACTAAAAGATATGATAAATTACCTAAATTAGATGAAAAAGAAGATTTTCAATTTCATAATATTCAAAAAAGATTATGTGCTCAAATGAATATTTTACCCGATTGTATTATGCATTTTAATGATCCAGATGAATTAAGAATAATAATAAATGAATTTTTCACTTTATTAAAAAATGAACAATTTGGTTATGAAAGATGTTGTTATTGGATTATTTGGTTGATAAAATGGGAACAACTACATAAAAAGAAAAAAACTTCATGGACAGTTGATGCAAGAAATGTTGAAGGAGTTCATGTAAAATTCTGTGCTGATATTATATGGATTCTTTGGGAAACTATTTTTGAAGAAATGAAAATTAGAAATGATTATAATATATCAAAACAAATTCAATCTCTTTACGGATTGTTTAAATTTAATTATTCATCTGGTAAACGTAATTCAAGATTACCTTTAATATTTAATGCTATAGGTTATTTAACTCATAAAATAAACTATGATATACCTATTAGAACAGATTATAAAATATTTATACAGGTTCAAGGTAACTTAAACCGAATGTTTTTATCAAAAAAAGATTGTGAAATAAAAATTGAAATT